GATTATTTATAGACTTTGAATTAGTAGAGAGAAAGTATGAACCTGAGATGGTTCATGCTACGGACATTTTCTGTCCTGTTTCCCATAGAAAGGAGCAGGACGGATATGACGTTTTGCGCAATGACATTCTCAATAATGGAATGAAGCATCCAATCATACTCTTACCGAATACGTACGACAACTGGCAACTTACAATGCGCCACGTCAACCCTGAGTACATAGTGCCGTACCAAAAGACAAAGTACATATGTGCCTATGGAAACCAGCGCTGCGATATACTTATGAGTTCTGGGCATACATATATGTGGAGTCTAATAACTGATAATGTGGAATGGTCACACGCTGCGTTTATGGAATTAAAAAATAGTACTTGACAGATGGTTATAATTTTAGTATAATATACATATGAAAAATACAGAATACAACGAACACAAAACAGTTAATATGTGGAACTCAGAAACAAAAGAGTTTGAAACATACCATTACGGAGAGTGCAAACACTGCGGAACATCAGTACAGTCAGATACTGGCGAATGTCCTAAGTATAAGTGCTGGATTGCGTAATGAATTTATTTTATTTAGACGAAGACCTAGACAAATGCGCAGAGTATCATGTCGACAAGCACATAGTAAAGATGCCTCTCGAGGCAGCACAACTCTTATGTACTGCGATATGGATTGATGCCAAACTAGGTTTTGTACCCCGTGCGCTTGACAAGGACGAACGTGAGGTACTAAATAGTGAGAAAGCCAAGATTAAGCACCTACCGCTTGACCAGCGACCACTCACGCCCTACTTGCCGATGATGTATAATCATCCCTGCACGATATGGGTTAGGTCGAGCTTGGATAACTTTGAGTGGACTCATTGTTATGCTAACGCATTGAATGATGAGTACCACTATCGTTATGGTAAACAACACAAATCTATAGTAGAAGTAGTAAATAAACTACCTGAGCCAAAGAATATGCCCAGACTTGGATTTACAGAATTTGGACTAGCAATGCCAGATGACTTGAAAGATTATGAGAATCCGATACAAAGCTATCGGGACTACTATCATCTAGACAAAGCTACGTTCGCCGCATGGTCTCACAGAGACAAGCCTCATTGGTGGAGCGAAGACTACGCTGACTATGAGAAAAGGATAACAGCAACATGAAAATAGAAGTAAATGGCATGTCAATGGTATTTCCAGACAGCATTACAGAAGAAGAGATGCATGAAGCAATCAAGAAAAGATTAAACAATTTATACTTTACTAGACGACCTATTGTTGTTAGAAAAAGCAATGGCGAAGAATATAAATTATTAAATGGCGTAAGAATGCAAGGCAAGAGACACTCATCGTGAACTTGTCAGAATTAATAGCAGTGGCAGAGGAGCCTCCAAGAGTTATGGGAAAAGCAGAAGTAGTAAAACAAAACTTACAAGTACAACATGAAAAGGTTAGTGCTGAGATTGGCATACTAGAGAAAAAGTTAGCTGATAAAAAAGAGTACCTCGCAAAAATAGAGGGTGGAATAGATGTAGTTGATGAATTACTAAAATGATAGTAATTGAAGACGATTTTTATCCAAACCCAGATGAGGTGCGTAAGAACGCACTTGATATGTTTTTATACCCTGGACAAAAGGGTCATAAGAATATGTTTGCAGGTCAAAGAACTTTAGGTTCTTTTTCTACACAGAATAGACTATACTGTAAAAATAGAATGGAACAGTTAATCAATAGAAAGATAGTACAATTTCCATCAAGCAACAGTAATGCAGCCTTTACTTTAGGTAAAGAGTTTAACTCACAAGGTTTAAAGTATGATAACTGGGTTCATATGGACAAAGGTAATCATGAGAAGAAACGAAGTAAAGAACTACAGAGTCAAATGTTTGCTGCTGTTTGCTATTTATCTCCTAATGCTCCTAGAGGGCATGGGACTGCTTTGTTTAGGTCTAACAAGAACAACTCAAACTGGGTAACTCCAGAGTACACTTATAACAAAACAGTAGGTTTTAGAGGAGAGTGGCAGTACAGAGAGAAAGAAGAGTGGGAATTACATACTTATGTAGACAATCTCTACAACAGAATAGTAGTATATCCAGCAACTTACTGGCATGCCCCTTATAATGCAGGGTTTGGACATGATAAAGAAACAGGTAGACTAATACAAATATTCTTCTTTTACGCTGAGAAATCAGGAGTAGAAAAAGGATATGAACAATGTTAAGTCCTGATGGAAACAAGGCTAGAGAATTAGAGAAAAGCGTATTAAATGACCATATACTTAGGTCTGAAAAGCATTATGAAGAATTAAAAACTATTCCTATAACTAATACTTTATGGGATAGACCAGTTAATCATGCCTTCGTATATACATTATACGGGGATGAAATGTATCTGACTTATCTTAGATACTCTATAATGAGTTTAAGATTAGTTGCGCCCGACTGTAAAATCATAGTATTTGCAGAAGCAAAAATTTGGGCAAGAGCAAAACAAGAACTTAAACACTTGATGTTTGAGTATGATATAATATATGTGAATGGTACTGCAGCTTGTTATAAACAAGTCATTGCATGCCATCGTTTACTAAAAGATTATAAACAAGCAACTTTTTTAGATGCAGACTTATTCTTTTTAGGAAAGAAAGGTAGTTTAACAAGACCTTTATCTATCATAAAACATATGATAAATAATGACCCTGAGTCTTTCGTATGGGCATTCTCTAGACAAGAGAAACCAAACGTATCACATACATTTATGCACAAGAGAGGCAGGTCTAAGACTTTGCATCCACATACATATGCTTGGGATATAGAAGAAGAACTAGGTATGGAACTACAGGATTTATTAGAGACTGATACCATATGGAATATATCTTATATATTTACTTTTTCTCCTAGAGCTATACAGACAGATGCTTACAAAGCATGGGCGTTGTACACATTACTAGATAATAATCATTGTGATGAAAGTTGTTGGTACTTGTGGGGCAAGAAACATAAGTGGAAAAACTATAGTTGGTATAGAGATGTAAAAGAATATGTATCTATCAGCTCTACAACACATCAGTCTGAGAAAGACCTTCACTTGTTTCAACCTATGTTTACAGATACTTTAGAGACAAAGACCCATAGAAAGCAAGAAACTTTCATGGCAATATTAGAAATAGAAAACAAATACAGAGAGTACATTAAAGATGACAGAATACAACAACGATAAGTTTAACGAAAGAGTGGCATTGAACATGCTAAAAAATCACATACTAAAAACTTATGACAGTCACTACAGTATGAATAAAATCCAGTCAACGGAGTTCATCTTTGACGCTGGTCATGGCGAAGGCTTCTGCCTAGGCAACATTATAAAGTATGCCCAACGCTATGGAAAGAAAGATGGAAGAAACGAGCAGGACTTATTAAAGATTCTGCATTATGCAATAATTCTACTGGGGGTAGAAAATGAGAATAAAAAAACACGAACAGATTACACAAGCGAATATAACCAAGGTAATTGAGTTATTAAATCCAACGGATGGTAGTAGACCTATTACCAAGAAGGAAGCTTGTGGTATACTAAATATTGCTTACAACACAACAAGATTAAGTAATATTATAACAGAATTTAACGAGACTATGGAGTTTCGTGCAAAACGAAAAGCACAGAACAAAGGTAAGGCAGCAACACCACAAGAGATTACAACCGCAGTAGCGATGTACTTGGAAGGAGCTACAGTATCAGATATAGCCAAAGGGTTATATCGTTCTCCTGCTTTCGTAAAAGGTATCATTGATAGAATTGGAGTACCTCAGAAGCTCTCAATGACAGACTATGAAGGAAGAAGGAACGCAATGCTACCAGAGCAGTGCGTATCTGAAGAGTTTAAACCTGAAGAAAAGATTTGGGCAATTAGACAAAACTATCCAGCAATAGTTAAAAGAGAAGTGAAGCCTGAATTGGCAGACGAAAGAGGGTACAGAGTGTATCTAGTAGATACAATAGAGTGTACACAAGAAGATTTAAAAGATACGTACTTTCCATATCTAAGTTTTGCAGGCAAACAGTATTGCCTAGCATCTTATGAGATGGGCAGTCTAAGACATTTACGCGAGTATATGTAAAAAGGAAAATTATGGAATATTTAGTAGCTATGTGGTTAAGTGCATGGGTAATAC